CCCGCCTCTGGCAGGCGCTGTCGCTAGTGAGCTCCTCATCCGTCTCAGTGAGCTCCCGTAAGCCATAGGCATTCTTGCTGCCCGTATCCTCCACTATAGCGCTATATCTTGCATCCTCGAATACGATGTGGTCAACACGCATAAGCGGATAGGCATCACTTGAAAACTCGATGAGGAAGCCTATGGCAACAATATAATCCCATGTGGGATTGCCTACAACACCCCAGGCGCTTTCAAGGCTTAGCTCAATTTTACGCCACTCGCTTTGGCTGCCAGCTATGCCCGTTATATCCATGTAAAAGTAGTTTGTCATGTTAGTGAAGAGCAGAACTTTAATGCTTGATGGCGCGCCTGTTTGAAGCCTGTTCCAGTAAAGCCAGAACCTAAGACGCTTAAACCCGTCCGGGCCTTGGCACTTAATGGGATTGTCAAAGGCCCTATACATGCCCGTAGCATTTAACGGCGAAACCCCGCCTGTAGCAACCTGAATGCTGTAGCTGTCTCCATAGCCAACCTCGCCATCACGTTTAACATGATCAATGCTGGTGCTTATTTCATGGCTTGGATAATATGGAACCCAGCCGCTTGTGGACTCCGTTAGCCCGTCCTCGTTGCCATCGTCAGGTAGCTTCTTGCCGGCGGAACCTAAAACAAAGATTCTGTTACGGACACGGCTTATGTTCCGCTCATACTCAACCACTTCGAGGCGGTCGCCAAGATCCACATTATTGGTTTTGCTGTTTCTGGGGAAAAACTCGAATCGTCCGTCAGGGGCTACGCGAAAATCAAAGCCTATAACACCCTGCTTATCGCTGCTTTCCGCAATATACTTGATGATATCCCAGACAGGAGCATTCTCATACTCAAGCTTGGCGTAAGTGGTATCCGTGTTCTCGACAAGCTCGGTTCCATCCCTAACATGGCTTAGGCCCACATAATAATCCAATAGATACTTGACGATATCCTCGCCCTTCATGTTCTCAAAGATGCCCGTGAAAACGCGGCGGAACAGCTTTTCTCCCCAACAGCGACCGCTTACATGGACAAGGCGCTTTTCAGGAGTAACCTCATACTTCAAGTTTTCAATACGGCAGGTGATAAGCTGGGGACAGGAGGCGCCTCGGCCAATGCTTATGCTCCCATCCATGCCAACGCTAAGCGGAATTTGGCCTCCTGGACTATATTTGCCCGTCCAATTGTTAAGCACAAGCTCGAAGCTGCTGACTTCCCGTGTGCAGCCAAGATGAACAAGGGCCTCTATCACGTCGGATTGATTTATGCCGTAGCCTCCAAAGGCCACAGCCATGCTTGGCAAGGCTGGATATTCTTGGCTTATGGCTCCACACCCCTACGCAGCAGCTCAACCTCTCCAGCTCGGATAATCTTCTTACCTGAAGTGTAGGCCATTTCAGAGGCAGCCTCGTTGTATTCCCTTAGGCTTTCAGTGGCAGCATTCATCTGACTAGCGAAATAGGCCATAGCAGCAGCCGCAGCAATAACAACGCCAATTCCAACGCCTGTAAGGGCTAGGAAGGTGGCATGGCTAATGTTTAGGGCATTCTGGGCTGAAACCGCCATCCACGTCGCGGCAGCCTTAACCTTATGAGCAGCAGCAAGGGCCAGGCTGCTTGTAGCATTAGCATGCTGAGCCGCCGTATTCACGGTTATAGCTGCAGAATGCCCTGTAGTCAACAGGGTCATGTAATGGATCATATGGACAATGCTGCCCACAACCGTGAAAGCGTAAAACATGGTCCTAGCCCATTTGGCAGTCTCCTTGTCAACAAGGCCCAGCTCGCCGGCAAGCGCAACTATACCCGAACCCATACGGGCAACACTGCCAAAAGCTGAAGCCGCAGACCGTAAGCTTATAGCAGAGGCTTCCGCTTCATCCTGAAGAGCTGAAAAGCCCACGCTGGCCTGTTGAACGCTATTATTCATTGCTTCCGCTTGAACAGCCACTTGACTGAAGGCTGCACCTGCCTTAGCGGATTCCACTGCAGCCCTATTCATGTCAGAAACCGCCGCAGCCATCCTAGAAGCATCAGCACTAATACGCTCAAACTCCGCACTTGCCAAGTTAATGACGCGGACGGTTATGGCTAATTCCTGAAAACTCAACCGGTCCCGCCTCCCTCTGAATACTCATTCAGAGTTTCCTTTGCTTTGATAAGTCCGAGGCGCCTGAACACATTCTCAAAGTCCCGCCAATCACTCACAACAAGGCCCCAGCCTGCATAAGCCAACAATAGCTGAGCCACTATGGGCAGAGTATCGCCTAAGACAAGAACCGCTAATATTAGGGCTAGGCCATACTGGAAATGATGCATAGCATCAAGCAGGCTTGAAACAAGCCACTGCTTAAGGGCTGACTGCCTTCTGAACCATTCGCTTTTATATTTGATGGCTTGGTCTGTTCGGCTGAAGACTTCACCCCACAAATAGCCAATACTAAAGCCCAGCAGCACGGCAGCCTGCTCCAAAGTTAAGCCAACATTAATCACTCGAAACCAGCCTCCTTTTTAGCCTCTTCAATAGCCTCGATTATGATGCGTTCAAGCTCTGGAAGATACTCCTGCACAGCCGGATACAGGTAGGGCCTGGCACGCATGTAGCGGGTTCCAAACTCCACGTAAATGGCATAGGAGGCCTTGGCGCCAAATTTGGTTACATGCTCCTTCACGTCAGACTTAACCTCAGCATAAATCGAGCTGCGTAAATAGCCCGTCCGGACAGGTGCTAGACTACGGGCATATTCCCGGACGGCTAAGGCCCAATGCAAAAGCTTCATGTGAAGGCCGCGGATAAACTCCTCATTAAGGGTTTCCAGGGCATTGACAAGCTCCTCTACTCCGTGGATCTCGAGGCCTACTTCAAACGCCATCGAGTTTCACGCTCCAAGCGTTCCTTTTCCTCCTGGGTTATGCGGTCCATCTCATTTAATATGGCTATGAACTGTTGGATGGTTTTGGCTGGTTGCCTCCGCAATTCTGTGATGGTCCAGCCGAACTCCTTGCAGAGCCTGAACTCAGTAAGGACTTCATGGGGCAAGCCGAGTCTGATTGCTTTTTTAAAAAATTGGCTTCATCACGGCTTACGCTGTTTAGCCTGTTAACCACTTGGCTGAAGAGCTCGCCTAGGCCTATAGGAATGCCATCCTCCTCGCCCAGCAGCTTCTCAAGGCTTATGGGCTTATGAGCCGGCTGCTCCTTAAGGCTAGCCCATATGGTTTCCGCTTGGATGGCTACGAGATCGCTGCTTACAACATGGCCTGTTACCGGATGATACCGCGTGTATTTCTGGATTATTCGGCTTCGTTTAGCCCATGTAATCTCCTGGAAAACATAGCGTCCAGCATATTCAGGACCGTATTCCTCTCCAACTTCAACAACTTCGGTTTTCAAATGGCTTTACCCCCTTCTTAGCTTATTAGCACGTCCCTGGCTGCAAACTTGGCTTTGACATATACGAGATCCTCGATTTTTGTTGGTGCGCTGACCTCTTCCCACTTGCAATACTTGAATAGGGCGCTATAGGATCCGCCGAGTCCAAACCATAGGCTGAACTCCGCATCATCGAGAACGTCCTGGAACTCCTGGGTAGTCTCAAACTCGAAGGTCAACTCGCCGCTTAATTCACGATGTCTTGGCGGAAGATATTTCAGAAGATATGGCGTAGTCGATCTAAGCACGGGCACAGGCTTCAAATTGTTGTTTATGCTCCATTTCCATTCGACTACCCTGGTGATCTCTTGGAGATCTGATCCGTTAGGCTGGCCTCGTTTAACTATGCCCTCGCTATAGGGCACCGCTCCGCTGAAGTCTCCGTAGGAACCGCCGATCTTAGCAGTGCCTACAACCATGTTTTGGCCAATACATTTAATGCTTGATCTTATGATGTCATCAACACTGCATTCCACGTCAACCCTGTCGATTCTGCAGCCCTTAAACAGCAGGCTAATAACGTCTGTAGGATTCGAGAATAGGCCCTTGTAATAGAGCACTTCAATGCTTAGGCTGTTTAGGGTCTGGACATGCTGGATTAGGCTGATGGGTGATTCGCTGCTCAGGGCGCTTGGAATCTTAAGCCTAACCTGGCGTAGGCCCGTAGCCAAACTTTGAAGGTCTCGGCTGCCTATACCCCGCACTTTTATTAAGCCCTGCTCTATGACGGGCTCAAGGTTTTCGGTGTTTATGCCCAGCATGTTGGGGTTGGATGGCGTTTCTCCATAGGTTT